TCAACTGGCAGCACATTCCTTACCCAGGCCAGGAAATCACTCTTAGTGTCAAAACGGATAACATCTTCAGGCAGAAAAGCACACCCAAAGCCGAATGCGCCGGGTATCGCCAGACGGCCTTTTGTCCGGTCGTAAATGTCGCTCTGTGCTTCCATCGTGGCCGCACTTTTCAGCCCCAGATTATCCCGGGACTTCTGTTGTGCCTTTTCGCCTGCTGCTGCGATTTCAGACAGATGGTTAGCCGTTTTCAGAGTGCCGGTCAGCGCAGCATCAATGTCATTTTTGGCCTGTTCTGCTGCGCGGGCATAACCTGCGGCTGCCTGTGCACGCTGACCGGATAAGACGGCGTTTTTCCCCGTGCTTTTCACGTCTTCCGCAGTGGCCTTTCTGTCCTCTGCAGTGGCAACTGCATCCTGTCTGGCATTCTCCGCAAAACGTTGTGCATCATCACGGGCCGTTGCGGCTGCCGCCACATCCTGCGCCGTCTGCTGTGCGTTTCCGGCTGCAGCCCCGGCACTCTGCTGCGCCTGCGCCACCATTTCCTCAAAGCGCTTCATCACCTCCGGACGTAAATCACCATCCTTTGGTGCATTCAGAAACGCGTTCAGTGTCCCCGGTGCATCAGTCGGTGCCACATCAATATCCCCGACACGGGTTGGCTGCCAGCCGTTACAGTGAAGCGCAACCTCGTAATACCCCGGCTCAGCCTCAATCACATAAGCACCGTTATTGTCCGTCACGCAAGTGGCAACAACGTGTGCCACAACGGTCGGACTGGTTCTTCTGGCCCGCAGTTCAATCGCACAATTTACGACAGGTTTACCCGCCCCATCTTTCAGTACACCTGAAATCTTTACTGCCATATTCACCCCACAAAAAGCCCGCCTGAACCAGCGGGCTGTCATAACACTGTGTTACCTGGCTAATCAGAACTTATAACCGACACCCACGATGAAACCGTCAGTGCGCCAGTCGCCACTGCCGGAACCTTCATAAGCAAGGTCAATGGCCACGGATTCGGTCGGGTTAAACTGCACGCCAGCCCCCCACGCCAGAGACGTGTTGCTGTGGCGGTTGTCATCACTCCCGGTCAGCACATCGTGCGTTTTCCCCTTGTTGTCAGTTACGCGGAGATAATCCCCGGAGAAGGTCGACACACGGCTGTAAGCCACGCCCGCCATCGCATACGCGCTGAACCATTCATTCACGCGCACAGACGGCCCCGCCATCACGCTGAACCAGCGGTTACGCACGGAATCCTCATGCCAGCGGGTATCGCTGTAATGCGTTTTTTGCTCATCTTCAGCGTTGGCATAGCTGAATGACGTCACCAGCCCCAGCGTGTCCGTAAACTCATAACGGTATTTCACGTTAATGCCCTTCAGGTCATCGCTGCCTGGCATATCAGTATGGGTCTGAAGATACCCGGCGCTCAGCGTGGACTGATGTTCAGACGCCCATGCAGGCGCACCGGATACGGCCAGACAGATGGCTGCGGACAAAATGGCTGCACAAACTTTACGCATAATTACCTCTCGCTTTTCTGCAATAAAAAAGGCACCATTTCTGGTGCCCGTATCTGGGTTATAAAATTCAGCTGATACTGATACCTGCTGTGGATTTCTTCATCACAACAACCAGCAAATCGCTGATACTTGCTGTGGGATACCAGCCATTTACCAGCCATGCCGATACAGAAAACTCCAGCGTCATGTGACCGTGACCGGCAGGCATATCAATAACACCCGTATATATCAGCGTATTATCCAGGGTCGTTCGGTTATAAATTTCAGCACCGTTTTTCTTCACTATCAGGCAGCATGACGAATAAATATTGTTATTCTTCCGCTCATGTTTAGCACCGCGAAACGCCACCGCGGGAATAACAATTTGCCGATCAAACGGCTGATCGTCATAAACCCTGACGGTAATGGTCCCTGATGGCCACCTCTCCGGTGCCCGGGAGTCCCGTGGGAAAGGTTTGCCCACTGTTTTAACGAGATCGCCTTCAATCTGGTTCGCGGACAATTTTCCCAGAACCCGACAGTTCTTATTAATCGTGACGTTGTTGAGCGTCCCGGAGTTCGCGTTCACGTTACCGCTGATATCGGCATTTTTCGCCGTCAGCCGTCCGCCAGGTGTCAGGGAAAATGCCGGAGGATTACCGCCGCTGGTAATGGTCGGAGCCGTCAGGCGTTTCAGGAACACGTCGTTCATGAATATCTGATCGCCCTGACCAACAAACATCGGCTTTGTGTTGCCATTCGCAGGATTAATCATCGCAATCCTGTCTGCCGCCAGCAGCACCTGACTCTGCATTCCTGCTGGCGTATTCTCAATACCGGCACCGATACCCGCAATATAAAGGCGTCCGTCCTTCATCTGTTGCAGCTTCACAGCCCACATGCTGTTCAGGTTATTATTTGTATCAACCTGAACTTTCTGTATCTGCTGGATTGCAGCACTCTGATTTTCCAGTTTTTTATTGACGGTCTGCGTGATTTCATTGCTGACATTCGTAATGGACGTCCTGATTTCAGTCAGGTCCGGCGCAAGCTGACCGTTATCAATCTGCGTCCACAACTCCTTGCCGAGATGCGTTTTATTGATCAACCCTTTATAAAAACTCAGATAACCTTCCGCATCATCGCTCGCCCGACCGACGGCCTCCACAAATGCCGATTTGCCAACGGTGTTCACACTGCGAACGTAAAAATAATAATCATGGCCCGGCCTGATATTGATACTGGCGGCTATCCAGTACAGCGCCGTGCCAAGATAGCGGGCGCTGGTTTCAACCTGCCTGATATCCGCAATCCGCTTTTCCGAAAACCAGAACTCAAACTGCACCGTCGGGTCATATACAGCCAGTTTCGGGACCGCCGTTATCTGAAAATACCCCGGTATCAGTTCAATAGTGACAGGCGCTGCCGGTGCCGCAATCCGGAACGATACCGACGCCGGATCGCCCTGCTGCCCCCGGGCATTTACCTCCCGGACTGTCAGACTGTAATTCCCCAGCGCCAGCTGCCTGAAGCGGTATGTGGTTTCCGTCGTCCGGGCTGTGCTGACCAGCCGCTCACTGCCGTCGTCCGCTGCCACGGTCAGGCGAAGCAGGAAGCTCACTCCCTTCACCACCTTCGGCGTGTCCCATCGCGCCAGCACCTGATATTCCCCGCTGTCTGCGGTGACTTCGGCGGTCAGATGCTGCACCGCTGGCGGCGTGACACCATTCACCGTGCCGCGCCGGTCACCGTCAAAGTGTGCCCCGTTATCCACGATGGCCTCTTTTTCCGGCACATGCTGCACGGCGGTGATGGCATACGTGCCGTCGTCGTTCTCACGGATACTCACGCAGCGGAACAGGCGCTGGCGCAGCGTCGGCAGCTTCAGCCCCCACACGCTGTATCCGGCAACGCCGTCAGGAACCCGGCTCACTTTCACCTTCACGCCGTCGGTGACGGACTGGACCTCCACGCTGACCGGATTGCCACTTCCGTCAACCAGGCTTATCAGCGTGGTGCCGGAGGACGGCAGCGTGATTTCACGGTCGAGCGTCAGCGTCCGGGTCTGGCTGTTCACCGCCAGTACGCGACCACCGGTGCTGATACCGGCATAATCATCATCGCAGATTTCAATGACATCACCCGGTACATGGCGAAGCCCTTCTGCGCCGACGCTGAAGTCCACGGTCTGCGTTTCCAGCAGTTCCGTTTTAATCAGCCACAGCCCGGCGCGGTGCGCCTGTCCCCGGCTGGTACAGCCAAAGGCATCCATCTTCGTGACGTTACGACCGTAACGGAGAATGGCCTGCGTGTCCTCCACAAGCTCTGTCGCCGTCTCATGACCGTTGTCCGGATCAATCCAGTTCACCTCAACGACATTATGGCGGTCCTTCAGGGCGCTGAAGCTGTAGCGGAACGGCGCGCCATCATCCGGCATCACCACATTACTGCGGTTATAGGTCCACACTTTATCCGACGGTCGGTCCTGCACGAACGTCAGCATCTGCCCGTTCCATACCGGCATACAGCGCATCGCCGAGCAGAAATCACTGAGAACATCCCACGCCTTACGCTGTGTGGTCAGGTAAGCGTTACAGGTGATGCGCGGCTCCGTGCCGCCAAATCCGTCCGGCACTGACTGGTCGCAGTACTGGCCGATGACATACAGCGCCCATTTGTCCACATCTGCCGCACCAAGACGTTTCCCCATGCCGTAGCGCGGATGAGTGAGCATGTCCCACAGACACCAGGCCATGTTGTTGCTGTATGCTGGCTTAAGCGTTCCGTCCCAGATACCGCTGTATTGCCGCGTCTGCGGGTTATAGTTCGACGGCACCTGCAGAATGCGCCCGCGAAGATGATAATTGCGACTCACCTGCTGGTTACCGAACTGCTCTGAATCCACCTGCACGCCGACCAGCGCCGTGTTCGGGTAGCACTGTTTCACATCGATGATTTCGGTGTACGACGACCAGAGCGTTTTGTTCTGCAGCTGGTCTGTGGTGCTGTCCGGTGTCATCCTGCACATCCGGATATTAAACGGGCGCGGCGGCAGGTTACCCACCACCACCGAGGCCAGATACTGCGAAGTGGTTTTGCCCTTAATGGTGATGTCTTTTTCCGTCACCCAGCCACCGTTACGCTGTATCTGAACCAGCAGGCGGACTTCCGACGGATTCCGGTCCCCCTTTGAGGTGGTTTCCACCAGTGCCTGCACACCGAAGGTCAGGCGCAGACGATCAATGTTTGCCGACGTGATGGTCCGGGTGATCGGCGTGTCGTATTTCACTTCCGTACCCAGCACCGTCTCGGAGCCGGAAGATTCAACCCCCTCCGGCGGTGTCTGCTCCTGCTCGCCGGCGCGGAACACTACCGTAACACCGGAAAAGTTTGTCTTCCCCTCGCTGTCCAGGACCGGCGTACCGTTCAGCAGCACGCTTTTTAATCCATCCACCGGACCGTCAACCGGCCCTTCGCTGATGGCATCAATCACACTCAGCAACTGCGTGGATTTCAGGTTGTCCTTCGCTTCGCGCGGGGTATGCCCCTTACTGCTGCCTTTACCCATTCCTCACGCTCCATAAACGACAAAACCGCCCGCAGGCGGTTTCACATAAAACATTTTGCATCAGCGACCAATCACCACAACCTGACCACCATCCCCTTCGTCTGCCGTGCTGATCTCCTGAGAAACCACACGTGACCCCACGCGCATTTCACCGTACAGAACGGGCAGAACATTGCCCTGGGCAACCATGTTATCCAGTGACGAGAAATACGTGTTCTGCTTACCGTTATCCGTTGTCTGTGTACGGGGAGTTCTGGCTTTCGGTGCCAGCATCTGTGCAACACCGCCAAGCGTCATACTGGCACCGAGAGAAAACAGCAGATTACTCGCCATAATTCCTACCCCCGGCATCCATATAGCAACCGCCATAACAGCCGCCCCCAGCACCGCCTGAAACACACCGCCACTTTTAGCTCCCACCAGACGCGGTACTATGTGGATCACTGCACCATTTGCCAGCGGCTCATTAAGACGGGCAGACAATTCGGTTTCACCTGCATCACGCCCGGCAATGCGCACCTGATACCAGCCGTCACTCAGTTTCTGACGAAACGCCGGGAGCTGTGTGGCCAGTGCCCGGATGGCTTCAGCCCCCGTTTTCACACGAAGGTCGATGCGGCGACCAAATCGTTGTAAATCCCCGTAAAGGCAGATGCGCGCCATGCCCGGTGACGCCAGAGGGAGTGTGTGCGTCGCTGCCATTTGTCGGTGTACCTCTCTCGTTTGCTCAGTTGTTCAGGAATATGGTGCAGCAGCCCGCCGTCACCGCAGTAAATGGCGGCATGATTCGGCACCGATGAACCAAAACAGCACAGCAGCACATCGCCCGGCTGCGCCTCTGTCAGTGCGACACGGTAAAAACCCGTCACCTCCATATTGTCAAGATAGAGATTCTGACCGTTACGCCACCAGTCATCCCCGCGATGAAAATCCGGCATCTCAATCCCCGCCAGATGATAAGCATCCCGGAACAGCGTGTAACAGTCCGTCACCCCGTGCTCAAAGCGCCGCCCGGTGAGATGCGGCACACAGCGGAATTTATGAATCTCACCCCGGCAGACCAGCCACCAAGGCAAATTACTCTGCACCTGCAGCCGCCGGTCAGCCTCACTCAGCCAGGGCAGACCACCGGGATGACTGTGGACCAGCGCCACAATCTCACCCAGCATTTGTGCCCGCAGCCAGTCCTCCGGAGCCATCCGGAACCGTTCCTCCGGCTCACCGGAGATATTCTCGCTGGGAAGATACCTGTCTCCCTCCGGCGTTCTCACCACGAAGCCACACGACTCCGCTGGCGCACATCGCCGGGCGTGCGCCAGAATCGCTGATTCTGTCTGTGTCATGGATTTACTGAGAAAGTTTATTGATGGAAAGGAAACCGCCGAAATTACCGGTATTGTTGCGCAACTCACACCCGCGCATACACTTGCTGCATTTGTCCTTCCGGATATCCGTCGTTGGTTTGTCGAACTCGTCAGCCACTGCCCTGCCCGTGTAACCACACTCATCAGAACGGTAAGTCCACATACAGGTATTCGCCAGCATGATACGCCCCGGGAAAACCGCGCCATCCGTCTCCGTTGGTGTGGCCAGCACAAAAGAGGCACTGACCGCGCTCAGTTCGCTGCACTGCTCGATGCGCCAGCGGCTGATCACCTCCTGTTCCGGATCGGCGTCGCTGTTTCCGTTGACGAAGTTCACCGCATCCAGAAAACGGGCGTAAACCTTACGCCTGACCACCGTTCCGCCGACCAGACTCTGCAGATCTTCCGCCATACCGGTGACCATGCCGTGCAGGTTAGAGACCGTCAGTGTCGGACGGGCAGCACAGCCCCTGCCGTTCAGTTCAAACCCCGACCCCTGAATGGGGTATGCCTGATACTGCCGCCCCTGCCAGGTGACCGGCTCACCTTTTTCGTTCTGCTCATTACAGAAAAAATAACGCTCACCACCGACCTCTGTCAGATCGATTTCCCAGAGCTCCACCCGGGCTGACTGCTCCGCACGGGTGCATTCATTCAGTGTTTCCTGCGGATATCCTGCATCAGTTCACCACCTGTTCAAAATCGGCCGTTACAGTCACCCATAACGCCCCCACGCTTGCCGACCATTTACGACAAACCACCCTGATCGGTTTCCAGTCATAAGGTGGCGTCCACTGAAATGCGCGGACGCCACCGTGCCGTTCCAGAAAGGCTTTTAAAGATGGGTGTTCACCTTTACGAACACGTATCGTCACGCTGTAAGTCGACAACTGGTTATTCAGTCCCGCCGCACGACGCTGTTCATAACCATCGCCCAGCTTCACTGTCACCACTTTCGGCTCTGATACCACATTCATATCCGGGCGCACTTTCCAGTGAAACGTCTCCATTACCGGTATGCTCCACTTAACCGGCCACCATCACGGGCCTGCTGTTGCATAAAGTCCGCGGCCGCTTTTTTCCCGAGGTCATAAACCACCTTCAGGGCAGCCGGACCTATCTGCCCGTTCGTGCCGTCGTTATTGATCTCAATGTTGTACTGCGGGGCAAACATCACCATGCCTGAACCACCAGTATCCGCCACAACCCCCAGCTTACCATCAGCACCGCGACGCAGTGGCAGAATGGCTTCAGGTCCCGCTTCCCCCATCACACCCGCGCCTTTTGCAAAAGCAAAAAACGTCGGACGGTTAACCACCGTGCCACTGTAGCGACTCAAATCAGCAGACTGGTAAACACCGCCATCAGCATTAGTCGTGAAGCCGAATAAAGAACCGACGCCCTTTACCGCCTGCATCATGGCCATCTGTGCCATAATTCTGGCCATATCTGACAACAGGGAAGAGGTGAAGGATTTAAAATTCAGCTTACCGGTGGTACAGAATGTCGCCAGTGCATTACCGGCACTGCTGAATGCCACTGTAAACATCTGTTCTGCCGTTCCCGCCGCATTATCCGCATCCGCCGTAAAATTCTGAAACGCCCGCATGGCACCGTTTTTCCAGTCACCCTGCGCCACTTCCAGTTCCTGCCAGTAGCGTTTGTTTTCATTCAGTTGTCGCTTCAGGCTCCCCTTCAGCACCTCCTCAGCCCTCTGGTAGTCCTCCGTCCCGTAAGTGCCTTTCTGGCGACTGTCATTCTCAAGCTGTTGCAACTGTTGCCGGTATTCCTGCCGGATGCGCAACTGTGCCTGGTAGCGCTGCCGCTGCTTATCCCCCATACCTGCAGTGACAATATCCAGATTGTGCTGCTCACGCAGTGCACGTTCTTTGTCTGCCAGCTGGCTGGTCAGCTGAACCGTTTTTTTTCTCAGGTCGTTAAGCGCTGTCTGTTTCTGCAGCTCCTGCTGTTTCACATCCAGCAGCGTCAGCGCCTGAATCAGCTCATTCTTACGGGCCAGCACACTCTTTTCATCTGCCGTCAGCTTTTTCCCGTCCAGGTCGCTGATGCGCTGCTGCAGGGCCAGAAGCTGTTTATGCGCTTCAGTCATCCTTTCAGTGGCAATGCCTGCTGACTGTCTGGCAGCAGCAATCTGCCCTTCCACCTGTGCCTGCTGCTGACTGTACTGCAGCAATAACCGGGTGGCCTCATCATTACGGGTTGCCCGTGTATTTTTCTTAATGGCTTTTTCGTAACGTTCATTTTCACGCTGTATCGCCGCATCCCTGACAGCCTGGTCGGCGTACTGCATGGCATTAATACGCGCAATTTCCCGCTGATGTCGTGCAGCTCCCGTTTCATTCATCCGGTTCAGCGCGGCATTTTCAGCATTCCGGCGTTTCTGTTGCTCCTGGTAATTCCGTTCTGCCTGCGCTTTTGCATCCTGCAAATCCTTCCGGCGTTTTTCTCCTGAAGATCGTTAAGACGCTGCTGATCGTACTCCACCTGTGTGGAGGCGTTTGTCCACGGATATTTTTCGCGCGCTGAATTTTTTCCTGTAACGCATCAATCTGCGCATCCAGCGAGTCTTCACGACCAATATTCATGGCCGCATCCCAGAACTGCTTCCACCAGTCAGACAAGGTTTGCAGCGTACTACCCAGCGCATTGAGATTATTATCAATATCAGATGTGCGTTTACCGGTTCCTCTGCCAGCGCAGACATGGCGATCCGGGCGCATCACTGGACCGCCCCTGCTCCCCAAGGACGCGTATCTGCTCAAGCCTGAGTGGCAGTCAAAAATGCAGCGCATTGTCCAGCGCCTTCGCGGCATTTTACAGGATCATCCTTCAGCCGCTTAAACTGATTTATGGTATCGCTGACCGACTGGCCAACCGATCGCTCCATCTGTGCGGCAGCTTTCGCCACCATACCAATATCGTTTCCATGAAATGCCCCACTGCCCACCACCTGTGCCAGCGCACCGGCTGCCGCATGTTGCGTGATACCATTCCCGGATATGGCCCGGCTGAGTTTCCACAACTGCCCGACAGTGACACCGGCATAATGTCCCGTCAGCGCCAGCTGACGGTTAAATTCCTCGCCCTCCTTCCGGCCGTCATGCCAGGCTTTACCCAGACCCAGGACCGCCGCGACAAGTCCGCCAATAACGCCGCCAGTCATCATGCCTTTCGGCGACATCAGTGCGCCTGTCCATCCGGCACGGTTAGCCAGCGTTATCCCGGATCCCCTCAGCGCACCAAAATTGCCGCGCGCCATCTGACTGATTAACACCCCCAGCTCCCGCCGGGCTGCCGCACTTTTCAGCCCCAGCGAATGTGTGGCTTTTCCTGCCCGCTCCATTTTTGCGGATATACACTTCTGCAGCACTGCTTACCCCCAGCTGAGCCGCCCTGGCGCGAAGCAACTCAGAAGACGACAGATTCTGGCGGGTTGCCTGCTCTTTAAGCTGGCGGATAAACGCCGCTTTCTGCCGGGTGGCCTGTTCCTCTGCCTGCGTCAGGGCACGGGTTTTCGCCGTGATCTCCGAAATCAGCGCCAGATAATCCTGCTGACCAACCCCGCCACTGTTTCTGGCCTGTCGGATCTGCTGCTGAATACGCTGTAATTCCTGAAGCCCCGCACCGGCCTGTTTCACACTGTCAATCTGGCGATAAAAGGCGGCAGCCGCTTTATCCTGCGCCTCCGCCAGTGCCCTGGCCTGCGCCTGTTCCTCGCGCATTTTCTGATTCAGGGCATCCACGCGCAGACGGGTTTGTTCCACCTCACGGGCCATGCGTTCATGAGCCCGTGCATTCTTCTCCACCGTCTGCGCATGGGCTGATGCTGCTGTTGCAGCCGAAGAAGCCGCCTGCATTGTCTGCCGGGCCGCCTGAGTCTGACGCTCCATAAAACGCTGCATACGGGCAGAAGACCGTTCTGCATCACCGGCTGCACCATTCAGAAGGTTTTTGATACGGGGAATTTCATTTTTAAACTCTGCCGCATCAATCCCCAAATCAATGACCAGGTTGGCTATCTGGTCCATAACGCACACCTCCGGAAATACCTTCCCCAAGATGCATCAGTTCTTCGTCCGTTCGCTCCGGTATCCCGTTCTCTTCCGGTAAAAGGCTGAAATCAGCCACCGCAGCATCACTGCTGCCGGACACCATTCTCACGATCAATGCCTTCAGCGAGGCAAACTGCGCATCCATCCACACATCACTGAAGCTCTGCATCCGGAAATAATCGCCCCACTCACCAAGCTCAGTGGCCGACATTTCCGACAGCATCCGCCGCCAGTCTGCCCGCCGGAACTCCCGGGCAAGCCGCATGACAAACTGCATTTCCCGCGTCAGGACTTTTCCGGCGTCAGCGCCTCATGATCATCATCCCCGGCATTCTCAATGGTCCCCATACCGCTCAGCGACAGAACCCTCTCTGCCCCCGCGCCCAGCGCATCATACGACCATGTTGTCATAATGGATGCGCAAAGCGTCTCAACATCCTGAGACTGCTCAGCATTCCACAGTGAGCGGGAAACCAGCCAGGCATTGATATCCATTCCCATACGCAGAAAAGCAATCTGTCGTTCAGCCTCCGGCAGTTCTCCCTCCTGTGCATCAAACTTTGCCGTTCGCTGCTGAACAAACGTCAGATATTCAATTCTCTGCAGCCCGGACAGCTCACTGAGCACCACGGACTGTTTTTCATAATTAAACGTATCCTGTTTCAGAAACATCATGTTCTCCGGATGCAAAAAGCCCCGGATAACCGGGGCAATGATGAGTATCGTCCTGTTATGGTGCGCTGACGGTCACCGCAACCACTGCCACAAAATCGCCGTCAGAGGTCATGCCCACGATGCTGACACTGCCCTGCTTCACGCCTTTCACCGTGGCCACAAGCCCGCTCAGGGTCACCGAAGCAGTCTGAGGATCTGACGAATGCACACTGATCGCTTTGTCACTGGCCCCGTCAGGTTTTACTGCAAAGGTCAGTGTGGTGGTTGCTCCCGCTTTGACACTGACAGATGCCGGTGCCACCGTCAGTCCGGTAACACCCACGGTTTCAGCGCCCTCCTCTGCCAGATACGGACGCCCCACACCGCTGATTTTTACAGTACGGGTCATCACCTCTTTTGAGGTAATGGTTTTACCCAGTGAACTCAGCCAGCCACGGAAAACATCAACCGTACCGTTGGGGTATTTGATACGAAACGCGCAGACTTCACCGGAATCGAACAACTGAACCAGTTTTTCTGCCCGCTGTCACCCGGACGCCAGGCCAGCGTCGCCGAAGTATCACCGACGGATTTCTGCCCCTGGGTTGTCGTTTTCCAGTCTGCATCTTCATCATCGAGATAAGTGTCATCTTCTGCATCAGCGGTCATCTCGCCAGGTTGCAGATCCTTCACCATCGCAAGACGCAGCCAGTCAGTGTCCGACAAAGGGTTCGCAAATGCGTCGCCGTTGCCGGTATACATCCATAACGTCGTTCCCGCACCTTTCGTTTTTGCCAGTGGATTTGGTGTGGTCATTACCACCTCCTTAATTCGTGTACGTGATCTGGTACGTGATTTCCGCCATCGCCCAGGTGGCCATCTCATTATCACGTTGATAGTTAAAACCGAGTGGGTTCAGGGTGTCGATGAGTCCGGAAAGTGCCGGTACATCATTCAGGGCCGGGAAAATGGTGCTCTCCATCCACATATCCAGCTCTGAATCCGGTGCCTGTGCCCGAATGAAGACGGCAATATGCAGAACAGCCTGCCAGTCATCTTCATCCGTCATTTTTCCGGTGTACTGAGCATCACTCAGCCACACCGCCACGGCAGGCAGTTCCTGCGCATCAATAAATGCCGGAAGCCCGTCAAAAAACGTGGCGCTGTCTCCACACTGTTCCCGAAGGCGTGCCAGTACGACCTGGCGGATCTGTGTATGTCGGTTCATCGGGTCAGCCATAACCTCAGTTGTTGTTTCAGTGCATACCCCAGCTGTTTCGGCATTTCCGCAGCAATGATGCGGTCGCGGGCATCTTCAAATGCCTGTGTCAGCGGTCCGGACAGCGGGATTTTCACCACATCAATGGGGTAACGATTTTTGCCGTCAATACGCCGCATCACATGCCAGCGACCATTCGCCAGTTGCTGAATAAACGCATCCCGGAAAAGGTATTTCCCCACTTTCAGTACGCTGCCACGATGACGTGAGTTGCTGCCATGCCGGGAGCGGGCCAGTCTGACCTGTGCGGTACCCAGCTTAATGGCGGGCAGGTTACCCCGGTTAACACGCATGCGGGCATACATTTTTCCTGAGGGGCTGGCTTTAAGCAGCCTGACACGCTCCCTGACCGTTTTCAGGGGAATACCTTTCACCTGGTTATCCCCGGCAACGGTATTCTGCGCAACCTGCCGTGTGGCGACAGAAATAATCTTTGCCGCCACACGGTTTACCGCCCATGCGCTGGCCTGTGGCACCATGCGGGTATCGAGGCTGTTCAGATTACGGATGGCATTCTCAAGCCCCTTCATCCCACACCTCTTTACTCAATAAAGATCATTGGTTTACCGTTAAAGCGTTCATGCCGTGTGACCGTCCATTGTTGTCCGTCATAAACAACGCGGTCCCCGCGCCGTGGGCGGTATCCCGAAGAAAACACCACCAGAGAGACCGCCGGTCCGGACAGAGCGTTCAGCTCTGCCAGAGTTTCTCCCGGGAGCACAGGCATATAAACATCATTAATCGAGGCCATCTTTCCCATCTTTCTGACCGTGATCGCATCCATACGCGCTGCCAGCCGGGAAAAGGGATCAGACATTGAGTTTTACCGGCACTTCTTCTGCACCAGCTCCGGCATCTGCCCAGACAACCCCGACCAGCGGATCAGAGCCGCTGTTAGTCAGCTGAACTTTTCCGGACTTCAGAAAAACCTTCTTACCCGTTTTCATGTCATCCGTTTTCAGCTTAGGCAGCATAAACACACCTTCGGTCAGGCCGTCGCCTGTTTCACCCTGTGGAATATCGGTCAGCGCCACCGCAAAAACATCACCCACCTGCACCAGATCTCCGCTGCTGATGGCTGCACTGGCAACAATCGCCACCGTTTTTCCTTCTTCTACAAAATTCTTTGCCATAACTGTCTCCGCACAGCCCCGTTCAGGGGCTGATTTCAGGTACAAAAAAAGCCCTTACGGGCCATCAGAGTTGTTGTCTGCGACGTTTACGCCGTACATTTCACCAGACCGCGGTGATCAACTGGCGCAACACCAGCGTCAATACGCACTTTCGTTGTCACGCCATCCACACTGAAGCCCTCCATCTGATCAATATATGGCGTATCCACACCGTTGAGATAAGCCACTTCAATCGTATCGGAGCCTTTGGACGCTGCCAGATAAAAAGTGGTCTGGCTGTTATCATCAAGACGAGGCTCTGCAATAACGGTCGCAAAATCTTTCACCGGGTTAATAATACCGGCGTTAATGTCAGCCCCCTTGACACTTGAGGAGCGAATGACCTGGTTAGCAACAGACTCCATCGCCGTCGGTACCAGTACGAACGCAGGACGAATATTCAGATGACGCTCACCCTCTTTCTGAACACGCATCAACTGGCGGGCTTTATCCAGCGATGCCACGTCCATTGCTGCGCTCTCCAGTACGTTTGCATGTTTCGCTTTATCGAACAGGCTTACATTATCTGTGGAGATTTTCGGGTTAGACGTCAGAATGGCATAAACCAGATCGGCAATAGTGGATTTCGCCGCACGGCCCAGTTTCATCGGGACATCGGTCAGCATATTCAGATCATCGTTGATAATGGCCTGACGGGTGATACTGAACAGTTCACCATAGGTCGCCAGTGCAATCGTGGCCTGTTTATCTCCGGTAGTAACGTATTTATATTCCGCCCCTTCACGCACCTGACGCAGAGCACTGAAGCCCCCCATACCCACACGATGGGCAATTTTAAAATCAGACAGTTGACCTTTCCGCGTCCACTGTTCATAGGTTTCAGGGGCATCTTCCCAGCCCTGCAGAATGGCTTTGTTCGCAACATCCAGCAGAATATTACCGAAGTCAGACGTACTGTGTGTGAACGCTGCCCCGACCATCTGCATCGGGTTATAACCGGAAACCCCAATACCCCGTTCAGTCAGTGACATACGGGCATATTCACGCAGGGTCATCCCGTTGTAGACATTATCACGTTCAGTTTTTTCAAACCCGGCACGCGCCATCAGCGCCTGGCGGATCCCGTCCCCCACAAAATTACCGTTTCCGGCATAAATATGGGCCGGGGTATTTTTATTTGATGGTGAAAATTCCTTACCCATTTCGTTAAGTAATTTCTCACGGGCCTGCTCAAGCGAGCACTCCGGATCGGAAAGACAACTGGCCTGCAATGTCTGATAACGCCCGCCAAACATACCAAACAGTTCATTAATACCACTCACACGTGCTTTTTGCTCTGCCAGTACCTGCGCACGGATACTGCTTTCATCTGCGGAAGGTGCATTTGTGGTGGTCGCGGTTGTGGCAACCTGAGCCGTAGTCTGCTCCTGTGTCTGAGATGCAGTATTTTTGTTTTCAGGTTCACGCGTTGCACTGTTGCGTGGCGGAGTAATCATGTTTCGAATGGATTCCGGCATCTTTTTAAATTCCTCTGTACGTTTTGACTGAATACATGCCATTGCCTTAACGGCTGGCGTCACCTGATCAGCAAATCCATGTGCCAGACATTCGGCACCGGACATCCAGGTCTCATCCGCCAGCATGGCAGCAACTTCATCGGTGGTTTTCCCGGTTTTCTGTGCATAAGCGGGTAACAGAACCGCCTCAACTTTATCGAGCAGTGAGGTAGCCTGAGTTTAACGGACACTCCTTCCTGAAATAGAATGGCATCAGAAGGAGCTAATAATGAGCAGAAAAACCCAACGTTACTCTAAAGAGTTCAAAGCCGAAGCTGTCAGAACGGTTCTTGAAAATCAACTTTCGATCAGTGAAGGCGCTTCCCGATTATCCCTTCCTGAAGGCACTTTAGGACAATGGGTTACCGCCGCCAGAAAAGGGCTCGGTACTCCTGGTTCCCGCACGCTGGCTGAACTGGAATCTGAAATTCTGCAACTGCGTAAGGCGTTAAATGAAGCTCGCCTTGAGCGAGATATATTAAAAAAAGCAACAGCGTATTTTGCACAGGAGTCGCTGAAAAATACGCGTTAATCGAACAATGGCGACAACAATTTCCCATTGAAGCGATGTGTCAGGTATTTGGTGTATCCAGGAGCGGTTATTACAACTGGGTACAGCATGAACCCTCAGACAGAAAACAAAGTGATGAGCGGCTAAAACTGGAGATTAAGGTGGCACATATCCGCACTCGCGAAACATATGGAACCCGGCGGCTCCAGACGGAGCTGGCAGAGAATGGCATCATCGTTGGTCGTGACCGACTGGCACGTCTTCGTAAGGAGCTAAGGCTACGCTGTAAGCAGAAACGCAAGTTCAGAGCGACTACGAACCCGAACCACAATCTGCCAGTTGCGCCAAATCTGCTGAACCAGACGTTCGCTCCTACAGCACCAAATCAGGTCTGGGTGGCGGACCTGACGTATGTTGCCACACAGGAGGGATGGTTGTACCTCGCTGGCATCAAAGATGTTTATACGTGCGAAATTGTCGGCTACGCCATGGGAGAGCGCATGACAAAAGAGCTGACAGGTAAAGCCCTGTTTATGGCGCTCAGGAGCCAGCGCCCACCTGCCGGGCTAATCCACCACTCTGATCGAGGTTCACAGTACTGCGCATACGATTACCGGGTCATACAGGAGCAGTTTGGTCTGAAAACATCAATGTCGCGTAAAGGTAACTGTTACGACAACGCTCCGATGGAAAGCTTCTGGGGAACGCTGAAAAATGAGAGCCTGAGCCACTATCGTTTTAATAACCGGGATGAAGCCATCTCAGTAATACGGGAATACATTGAGATTTTCTACAATCGTCAGCGTCGTCACTCTCGTCTGGGGAATATCTCCCCGGCAGCCTTCAGGGAAAAATATCATCAGATGGCTGCTTAAAAAAAGAACAAATGGTAGTGTCCGCTATTGCCAGTACACCTCACATTTTTCCTTCGACAGCTTCATTCCCGGTATGACAGGCTTACCATCCACCATTGTGGCACCACGACAGATGGTCCATATGCCAGAACCATCACGGTATGCCGTTGTGTGATTACCCTCTTTTTCGTTCAGAAACTGGTCAAGTATCTGGGGAGCAGACGCGCCTGCGGCAATCAGCGCCAGAACAGCAGCCGACAGGCCGTATTTGATTTTTGCGCTCATGGATATTTATCAGGATTTATCGGCAACAAATAACGAGCCAACTTATATACGCCTTTTAAGATAAGTCAGCCCCGGCTGGATCCAGTCATCAGGCTCTTTCTTAAAGGGGGAGTATTGAAATCACGAAGAAGAGCCTCCCGCACCGCAGCATCCATGTCTGCACCACTGGCAAGTGCTTCAATCTCTGCCGCCACCTGCAAATACCCCATGCAACGGCCAATGCGTTTCATAACTCTGGTGTTTTCGTCTTTCAGGCATCTGATAGCGAGATTAATAATTTTCAGGCAGTGATGATGCGATGCCCGGACAGGTTTTCCGTTCTCATAAACGACGAACTCACCCTCTTCACAGGAAACCCTGAAAGGCCGACGGGGTTCCTGGTCTTTATCCGGTGCAGACGCAATAAAATCACTTTTATGCTCTTCCTCTCCGGCACTGTTAACCGTAATGACGTACTCAGGCCGCAGGTAAGCCGCCTCTTTTTCTGACAATGCGGCCGGTAAAAACTTTTCCTGCAAAAACTTCATAAAAGTCTCGTGAGCGACTTTGTGGCAGTAATCGTAAATCGCCGCATAATGCTCATCGCGGCGTTTGTTTTCATCTTCAGAACTCACCAACGCCGACAATTTTTTATTAAGCTCAGTGATTTCATTTTCCAGGTGATTGAATCGCTGATTCATTTCTTCATGCTTCATTATTTACTCTCCCCGTGCAGCCTTACGCTTGTCTTCTCTTATTTTGAAATACAGATTCGTCAGATAAGTCAGAAGCCCCAGAAGCAGACTTCCCAGCACACCAATCGCAGCCCACTGTGATGGACTGACCTGATCCAACCACTGCAAAAACCAGTAGCCGGCACTGCCGGCGGCGGTGCCGTAGGCAATGCCCGTTGAAATTTTGTCCATGGATTTCATAGCCTCACCTCCGCAAATAACGGATGGCGTAGTTTTACACTGAGAAATGAAAGGGATTTGAAAAGAAAAAACGCAAAAGCGGGCGAAACGATATATACAGTAAGGAAAGCACTCTATCCAACAAACCACCCACAGTTAATCGGAATAAAAGCAGAGTGCTTATGAATGATCGCACGCCCGAAGGTTAGTATTTCTGCACAGCAATTTTGCAAAAAAAGGCGATCATTCATAACTTAAACGTCTTTCAGTCACTCCGGGATTTCCCATCATCGCAGACTGAAAGACTCTGACTGGAGCGGGCAGCGGGAATCGAACCCGCATCATCAGCTTGGAAGGCTGAGGTAATAGCCATTATACGATGCCCGCATATGGTGCCGACTACCGGAATCGAACTGGTGACCTACTGATTACAAGTCAGTTGCTCTGCCTGCTGAGCTAAGTCGGCGCTGGCCCACCACCGAGGACTCGAACCTCGCACCGTCAACTTAGAAGGTTGATGCTCTATCCGGATGAGCTAGTGGTGGTTGGTGGCCCTTGCTGGACTTGAACCAGCGACCTGGCGATTATGAGTCGCTCGCTCTGACCAACTGAGCTAAAGGGCCGGAGGCAGAATAATAACCATATGTCATCACATCTGCAAACTCATCTGACCACCAGCGTGTTTAACGTCCTGTACCGTTTTTCAGGCATAAAAACCCGCCCGGAGGCGGGTTTAAGCTGTGTGGCGAAGCAACCACTCTTAACAGAATATCCCGTTTTTACGTACGTAAAATATTTTCTAGAAAGTCGCCCCTTACCATCAGGGATGTTCAATATATTTGTCCATTTCTAACCGGACACCCAACATCATCAACATTCCTTCCACCACCCCCTCGGCTTTTTGTAGCTTCTTTCCTATATAACCATCTGAGCATCCATGCTTCCGCGCCAGCGTCATGAATGTCATCCCAAACACGTAGTAGTCAACCAGCAAGTCATGTAGATCGTTGTTGTTCCGGTTAAGGCGGGCCATACACCCACATATAACCATCGCGTCATCGTCACAGCATTGCGGGCGGGATTTTACTTTTGAAGGGATTAATCCCTTAAAACCGGCAACAATGGACGACCAGGTCACATCCTCATGATTATTAGCCACCCACGCGCCCCAGCGCTCAAGAACCTGCTGAATATCACGCATCACTGTCTTTACCCCTGTCCCATCCACGATGAACAATCAGAACACCATCAACAATGGCGTGCCCTTTGCCCTCTTTATCTTCAGCATATTTTCTTACCGTGGCGCGATTACAGTTCAGCATTCGTGAAACTTCGGTCATATTACCTCGTGTCTGGATAAGCAGTTCCGGTATCGTTTGAATTTTGACGCTCATCAAATACTCTCCGGTTCGGTGATTTTTATCCCGGGCTTTCCACCAGGGACATAATGATCGCGCACAAGCCAGGGCAAAACAAACTCATGGCGCATCAGCGCAGCGCCTCCTGCACCAGTTTTTCAAACTTTCCGACTCTGGTTTCCAGCTCTGCCACACAGTCCACCAGCTCATCTACTGCTTTCTGTGCGCGATGCTTCGCCTGCATCAGTTCCCGAAGCGCGGGTACCATATCTTTACGGATAGCATCTTTTGTTATGCCCGTTTTTTCGAGTTGTTCAGCATGACGCAGCATTTCCTGCGCGTGTTTACGCAATTGTTCAGGGGTAAAAGTCATTGTCTGGTTGTTCAAAAGAAACGCTCCATCTTACTGCTGTCAGTTCGTTTATTACTGTATCTGCGCGGATTGCCGGGCTTCATGGGAGTGGAAAGCACCCGTGCACTTTCCTGGTCCACAGGCAGAAAATGTCCGTTATAAAAACGCCGGTAAATCGTTCCCAGAGAACCGTTACGTTGTTTCGTGATATTGATTTCTGCGATGCCCCTGGCCTGCGTATCCGGGTTGTACACTTCATCCCTGTAAAGCATCAGAATGATGTCTGCATCCGCCTCTATTTCTCCGGAATTTTTCAGGTCTGAGTTCATGGGACGTTTATTGGGTCTGGACTCCACACCGCGGGAGAGCTGGCTCAGCGCAATCAACGGAAAACCACCGGATTTTGCCAGGCCTTTAAGCCCCTTTGAGATTTCACCCACGGCAAGGTCATGACGCCCCGTGGTTCGGGTTTTTATCAGCCCGAGATAATCAACCACCACCAGCGCCGTTTCCGGATATTTAATCAGGTGGTGTTTCGTTGTTGCGCATATCTCATCAATGGCCAGGTTCGCCTGGTCCACCATCCAGATATTGCGCCCGGTCATCCGCCCCACCCCTTGTGAGAAACGCGTCCAGTCTTCATCTTCAAAGTGAGCCACAGATTTCAGGCGTGATACTGGCATCCCTCCAGCCGCAGACACCATACGTTCACCAATCTGGATGTTCGCCATCTCCATGGTGAACAGAAGCACACCATGCCCCTGCTCAGTCACCTTGTCGATGATGTCCAGCGCAAGTTCGGTTTTCCCCATCGAAGGACGGGCGGCAATGAATACCAGGTCTCCGGGCTCCATACCGCCTGTTTTTGCGTCCAGTTCATCAATACCGGTCATCAACGTCCTGGATTTCTCCAGCCCCTGATTCCGGCATTCAACACGCTCAACCACTTCCGGAAGCACATCATCAATATGTACCGGCTGAATGACGCCCTTTCCTGTCGACAGTGTGACCATCATGTTCTGCGCATCCTTCAGGGCATCTTCAGCTGCTTCACAGGTATGCGCATCACGTAATTTCTGCAGCGCCTCATTCAGTGTTTTTTCTGCATCGCGCAGTGCGGCATTGCGCCGCAACGCTGCAACATAGTGCTCCAGTGAAGACTTCACCCAGGTTTTACGCCCGGTATCAGTAATCACCGGGGCAAGTTCCGGCATCTCATTACACAACAGCACGGGGTCAATCACTCCTGAAACACGGGCCTGTCTGCAGATGCCTGTATAGATATCCTGATACGCTCGTACAGAAAAAACGTCCGCTGGCAGTGTGGCCAGAATATCCATCACTTCAGGATCTGCTCCGCGCAGAAAGAACGCGCCGATGACAGCGCCTTCAAGGTCATCGTTACGCCATACTGGAGTTGTCATGCAGCCACACCTCTGATACGAGAACGGTAACTGGGCCAGTTAAACGACAACCAGTTGCGTCCCCCGTCTGTGATCCTGTCGGCAATTCGGGGACTGATGAACGCCCACAACTCTTCCGGTGAGAGGTTACTGATCAGAATGGTGGGCAAGATACTTTCGTACCTGGCGTTGATAATTTCCTGCAAAATAGCCATTTCAGCCGCGCTGCCAAACTGAACGCCAACTTCGTCGATGATCAGCAAATCCATTGACGCATAACGCTCAATAACTTCATCCGCTGTTTTTTCGCTGTCATTCCGCCAGCAATTTTTCACAGCACGGGTAAGGCGCATCACGTCGGTGATCTCCACACTGGCCAGATAGTTACGGATGATGTGTTTTGCCATAGCCACAGCCAGATGATTTTTTCCGGTACCACAACTGCCGGTCATAACAAGACTGGTACCGTTCTCCAGCATATCTGGCCAGTTCTCCGCATAGCGGCGACAGGCCGCAAGATTTCTGGCTGCGTCAGGATTAACCTCCAGATAATTATCAAACTCGCAGTCCCGAAAACGCAGGGCAATTCCGGCGTTATCAGTCAGCTCTTCCGCCTTGATGGACGACAGCTCCATGGTCAAATCGTTGGCCTCAGCGATTAAGCAGTCAGGGCAGCATGAAATTTTTCTCTGTCCTCGCCATTACGATCGCTCCACACCAGTATATGCGTGTGATATTCGCCATGTTTTTCGCAATATCCGCGACCTTCACGCATCAGGCAGGAACGATAAGGCCATGGCTTTTCGCCCTTCTGAGCAAATGCAATCTCTGCCCGTAACTCATCCATTCGCGCCTGTAGTCTTTTTTGTTGTTCACGCAGGTTAAACGTCATCATCGCTGTCACCTCAGAATGTCAGTTTGTCACTGGATTTACCGAATTTGTCAGACATGGCTCCCAGGCCAGCCAGGACATCGACCTGTCGCTGTCGCCCACCTCCGGGAGCGGCTGGCTGTTGCCAGAAGTCTTCGAAGTGACGATCGGGTCCAAAGAACGTCGCAGCCTGCTTCACGAACTGTGTGCCGGTATTTCCTGTGGCACGTACCCAGGCGGCATAGCGTTTCACGCCATCAAGCATGGCTTCAGGTTTTATTCCCTCCCTGAGCCGGGCTTTCCAGGCTTTGAAGGCTGCGGATTTTGAGTTACCACCAGCACGTTTTGGATATTCCTGCCAGGCCTGTTCAAATTCCGGTGAATATTCCTGTCGGGAAGAACGCGCTGGTGCAGACGCGTCAGCGGATGCGCCAATAGTGTTTTTACTCTCTGTAGTATTCTCTGAAGTAATCTCTGTTGTATTCTCTGTTGTATTCTCTGTAAGATCGAAATTGGTTTTCCCTTCTCCGCGGCGAGGGGTTTCCCGTGTCCGCGGTGAAGGCTTTCCCTCCTCCGCGAAATTGGGTTTTACAGTTTCCCGAAAACGGGTTTCCCCATTTCGGGAAAACTGATTGTTTTCATTGATAATTTCATTAAGGCGCTCACAATCTATACGGTAGAACATTTTGTGCTCAAGACGCTTGTTGGTTTCAACCAAAATGCCTCTGGACACAAGATGCTTACGCGCTACAGCCTGTTGTTCAAATGTAAGTCCGGTTTCGTGTTGTATCTCTTCACGCGTTTTATGTACGCCTTCCGCTGCATGTGCTTTATCCTGCCAGTAAAAAATCTGACCAAAGAAAATAACAGCGTGCGGACTTCCCATGTATTTAACGAGCCCAGGGTAATAAGCAACCGGATGTCCAAAATCGAGCAGAAGATCAGACGGACGCATAGCCACCTCCCAGGCGTTTAAACATTTTTCCGGACTGAAACGCCACCAGCGGATAACTCAGGGTATGAGTACGTCCCTGAACCTGGCAGACAACCTTCTGGCTTTCGGTACTGACCAGGCAAACCCGCAGAACGTAGCCGTTGCTGGTGGTGAACCACTGCCCCACACGGGGGCAATGGTTGTATCGGTGATACAGGAAATTAACGATGTGGCGGATCATGGGCGCACCTCCTTGTCAGAACCATTCAGCCTGGAATCAACAAGTGCAGCACCAAAAACAGCATCACCTACACGGTCGTACAGTTTGCCAGCCAGCGGAGATTCAACGGCCTTAAGCATTGGGTAAAGCTGGCTTGTCCAGATTTGATGGATTTCACGCAAATGCAGGTATACGCCTCTGGCGTTTTGTGCGACAGATGACATGTCAGCCGCACCAGCTCCTGATAAGCTCCTCTCCATCTGGTTAAAGGCATTGATGTATGCCTCTCTGAACCGGGCGGCACGTTTACCAGTGAAGCCCATAGCAAGGAAGGCGAAGCCGTCGCGGGTGATTTGGTAGCAGGGAAGTTTGCGAGTACCGCCGTTGGGCTGGCGTACCAAAATTGATGTCTCCGCAAAATTGCGGGCACAAAACTCTGGAGAACAATCCAAAATGCGGATCTTTTTCAGAACATCGTCATGACGTTTAGAGAAGAAGTTAGCAACAGCCAGGGATGAAGTAACAGCCTGACCATCAACGATGGCAATTTCAGGTTGAGAGAGGGTTGGGAGAGTAGTCATGGTGACAGCCCCTATGTTGAATTCAAAGAACTCATCACATGGGACGCCAATCACAGAGGTGGTGAGACGTACAGGGTTGGCGTAACCGGTCAACATAGAACCCGGCGCATCTTGCGATGCCCCTGCACGCCCCACCATAATTTGGGCGTAGCAATGCTCATGACACGAAAAAACCGCATGAGCGCGGTTATGCTCTATATTGAATTTCAGGACGCCAATCCCGGCACCCGCTTTATAAGGTGCGGAGACAGTGTAACGTCCCGAAATTGCAGAATCAATATTCAGGTAGCGGATCATAGGTGCACCTCCCGTTGATGACGACGGAAAGCGGAATGCACCTGGACGGTTTCAGCCTCATGGAACGCTTCAATGCAACTCTCGTAGTACCGCATTGTGCGCAGACTTAACCCAAGCTGAAGCAGCATCAGACCATCAAGGGTGATGTAATAACCACGCAGAGAGTCGTCATAGATGTGGTAAGTACCCGGTATGAAATTGCGGGTAAAAAATTCGCGCGAGCAGTTCAGATACTCGATTTTGTCTACGATGTTCTGGTGCATGCGCTTAAAGTGGCAGGCCACATGCAAAGAGAAAATAACGGCCTTGCCGTTGACGGTCTCAATTTTGAGGAATGAGTGGGTTGGGACTGTAGCCATGATGGCAGCCTCCGTTGACTGTGGAAAACTTCCACCACCGGAGGTGCAAATCTCGCTGGTGGCGGACTGAACAGGGTTTGCACTACCGGCGTCAACGGAGACCGGCGAGCCTTTCGGCTCCCCTGCCCAGCCCACCATAATTCTGGCGTGCGTGAGCGCGGACGATAAAAAAGACGCTGGCGCGTCGTATATCGCCGTTGACAATTCCGGGGTGCAAATCCCGGCACCCGCTTTATAAGGTGCAGAGACAGTGTAACGTCCCGAAATTGCAGAATCAATATATTGTGCAGATATAACGATTTTGTTATGTTTTGCTGTATGAACTACACTATCGAATACTACAGTGAAGAGGTCCGACTGGAGGTCGATCAGCTTCCATTGAGTATGCGTGCCAGATACCAGCATCTTGTTGAACGCATGAAGGTATACGGCAGCAATCTCGGAGAACCTCACACCAGCGCCTTTGGTGATGGGCTTTTTGAGCTTCGGATTAAAGGCAGCGATGGCATTGCCCGCGTTTTTTACTGCACACTGACAGGGAAGCGCATCATCATGCTGCACAGCTTCATCAAGAAAACTCAAAAAACTCCACCAGCTGAGCGTAAAAAAGCTGAAACCAGAATGAAGGAGGTTAAGCATGACTGGTAAACGTAACCCACCAATCATGACACACGATGAAATGGCAGCTAAATGGATGGATGACCCGGCTTTTAAAGCAGAATACGACGCCATCGCCGACGAGTTCGCACTGCTTGATGAAATGCTGGCCGCACGCAAAGAAGCTGGTCTCACCCAGGCTGAAGTTGCTGAACGCATGGGTACCAAAGCAACCGCCATCACCAGAATGGAAAGCAATCTTGCCTCAGGTGTCAGCGGACCATCATTTGCCACACTGAAAAAATTTGCACGCGCAACAGGGAAAAAACTCCAGATCCGCTTCGTGTAAATTTCCATTATCGCGCCGTTATTATGGCGGCGCTTCGCACTCAACAAAATCACGCCTGAACAACCACAACGGGCTGAAACATTCATATGGATAACCATCACGCAGATAAATAACCCGCTGTGTTTCAGGCTCCCAGCGTATAACGTGAACACGACGCCCCCTTCCGTCACGGAACCAGCGATTGAGGACTTGCATAAATTACCCGTAAACATCGTCACCCCTGCCAGCCCAGCGCCTGGAACAGCCCCATTTTCGGGTGATACCAACGAGTTCCTCTCGGTTCCGCTTCGCTCATCATACGATGGAAAGCAGCCATAAACGGTTCCACTGCAACAATTGCGCGGCGTGACAACAATCCGTCCGGAGTAAGAAATTCGTGAGTATCAGTTGGAATTTGATAGATGTTCACCAGATTGCGGCATTTCGCATCTGACATACCCGTTTCCGCCACCAGCTGACGGTAGCCTGCATAACCATCGCGGATGGTGCCTCTTTTGATTTGTTCGACAGTTTCAGTAACGTGACTGACTTTTTCTTCCATCTTGTCGAGGCGTTTTTGCTGACGAACGGCTTCAAGAGCCATCGCGGCAACCATTTCGATTTCGCTCATTGGTTTGCGCACCTGCTCTTCCAGTTCGCGCCAACGATCTACCAGGCGGGCAGTGAATTCCGGGCAAAGTTGTGCGACGACAATGATGCTGTCGCGTTTGCCTTGTTCGCCTTCGAAAATATATGCGTTTGTGAATTTGTTTTGGCTAAATGATTGTTCGTTCTCAACTTTTTGCATTGCAGGAAGTTGAATCACCCCGCGTTTTGCCAGACGCTCTATTGATATTCTGACATTGCCGTGTTGACTTCCAACCAGCTCTGCGATTTCAACGCTGGTCATGGATACTTTGTCGTTAAAAATTGCGGTGTTCACTGCCATCTCCTTACGGATAAATTCTTTTAAGATTCCGCACATTCGTACTTGTTGGTGCCGAACCATCCTTCAGTTATCCTTTTGATCCCTATAAACAAAAGAACCAAAGGAGGTTCGACATGAAAGTTCAGGCCGTTGGTTTATTCTGGTTTCGCGATGCTATTCAGTATCATGAGTTCAAAAAGATTTTTACTGATGCAGATGTGCTCTCCGACAGTTACACCGAGTGGAAACACGACGCTGAAAAATTGATTAAGCGTGTCGAAAGAAGCGGGCAACGAGTTATTAAAGTTGAAGCGGATACAACCGAGTTCATCACCTGGTGTACAAGCGAAGGCATTGGACTCAATGCCAAAGGTAGAATGCAGTTCGCATCCTTTAAGGCTTACCAACAACTTCTCAGCGAACGCTAATGTGATTGGGGCAATCGAAATGGTTGCCCCATCGTATTTAATAGTTATTTTTCGCTCATATCACCACCATCACTTCTCATCCTCTGTGTGCGCTAAGCTTGGATTTGAAATTTTGCGTAACGAATCAGGAATTCCATCTTCAGGGTGAGGATAAAGATCTGGCCTTAAGCCATGCGGCGTGACCTTACATGCAACTACTTCACATACGCGTAAAACGAAACGGGCAGGAATTGTGCTTTTTGAAAACCACTGATTCACCGCTTGCGGTGTCACACCCAGATTTCGCGCTATGGCATTTTGCGCAATTAATGCACGAAGTTTGTCGTAATCATTTCCTTTCATAACAAAGCACCAACATTAACTTTATAAATCAAGAATACATCAAGTTTAAATTAACATGCAAGTTGCAAAAGGATCGAATACACTAAAATCAAGTAAAGATTTATCCTTGTAAAGAAACCCACAGGATTTGGTCATGAAGAACGTCAAAAACACGGAAAATCGAATAGCCGCGATGCTGAAAGCAAAAGGATGGACTCAGGCTCAACTGGCCCGCAAGTTAGGTGTGAGTGCGCAATCAGTGCAGTACTGGACAACAGGAAAAACATTTCCACGGAGTGATAAGCTCGCGCATTTATCAGAGATTAGCGGTTATCCACAATCCTGGTTCTTAGGTGAAGACTCCTCACCAACCTTTTCCTCGCAAGAGAAACACCAGACAAGAACAGATAGCGTCGTGTTTAATGTCCTTGATGTTGAGTTTAGTTGCGGTGATGGAACTCATGTCCGTGGTGACTTGATAGATGTAGTGCGCTCAATAGAACTTGATCCTGAATATGCCCGACGTCTTGTTGGAAATCGGGCATTCAAAAATATAGAAATAGGTAACGCCAGAGGAGACAGTATGGCTCCCACAATCTCACCTGGTGACCTTCTTTTTCTTGATAAGACAGTAACTTATTTTGATGGCGATGGTATTTATGCATTTTGTTTTGATGGAGAATGCTACGTGAAAAGGCTTCAAAAAATTGGAAGCAAAATCATGGTGTTATCTGATAACCCCAATTATCAACCATGGAGCATCGAAAAAGAGGGGTTAGCTCTGCTTTATATCCAGTCTAAAGTGATCTCATCAGTACCATTCAACATAAACAGATTTGGTTAGTCTTTGATTTTAACGGGCTTTGCCCGTTTTTTTTTGCCTAAAACACACGATATCAATTTTTCTTGACAGCCTATTTCTCAAAGCATAATATCGCACCATCAATTATAACTTGATTAAGTTCAATTTAAAATTGTTGGCGGATATATGAAGACACTAAAAGCAACTCCAGAAACAACTAATTTTATCAACTGCGGCTGTGTTACGCTTAAGGGCTTAGAACTTGATTCCTTTGCATTAAATATTGCAAATTTGCTAAGTGCTGTACGCACATTCCATCTTCTGGATTGTGCTCGCTCAAAGGAACTGGGCATTGAGGTAATGGAATTTATCCATGAATATGCTCTATCTGCGGCTTCTCCTGCACAACAAAAACAATCCTTCCCTGAAAGCTGGCTGGTTAACCTTCGCACCCAACGCGAAGCCTGCGGCTTAACAACCGCCGAACTCGCCAGGCTGCTCGATGTGGATGAAGAAGTCATCATCCAGTGGGAGAGCGGAGAGTATGAACCAACTATCAGTATGCTTATCCCACTGACAAATATTCTTGGCTGCGATCCGATGTGGCTGTTAACTGGCGAGGTTACTCCTCCGGAGCAACCAAAAAGTGAGGAGCAGCAACACCATGACGCATCTCAACAAGTTTGCTCCTTATCTCGCGAAGCTCTTCTACGGAAGAACCAATACCAATGGTGACAAAATCGCCGCTTCGCCCCTCAAGGTACATGCGAACATTTTTATCAATCATTGCGGAAACAGTCTCAATATGAAAACACTTCTGAGACTCGCTATATAGCAGAACATATAAGTCAGCTGAGGAAGCCATGAAAAAGTTCGAAAACATAACTGTTCTCCATGTTGATAACTTTGATTATACAAACCAGGAACTTCTCCCGGAGGTTGTAAAGGCAATTGAGGTGTACTGGCAATAGCGGACACTACCATTTGTTCTTTTTTAAGCAGCCATCTGATGATATTTTTCCCTGAAGGCTGCCGGGGAGATATTCCCCAGACGAGAGTGACGACGCTGACGATTGTAGAAAATCTCAATGTATTCCCGTATTACTGAGATGGCTTCATCCCGGTTATTAAAACGATAATGGCTCAGGCTCTCATTTTTCAGCGTTCCCCAGAAGCTTTCCATCGGAGCGTTGTCGTAACAGTTACCTTTACGCGACATTGATGTTTTCAGACCAAACTGCTCCTGTATGACCCGGTAATCGTATGCGCAGTACTGTGAACCTCGATCAGAGTGGTGGATTAGCCCGGCAGGTGGGCGCTGGCTCCTGAGCGCCATAAACAGGGCTTTACCTGTCAGCTCTTTTGTCATGCGCTCTCCCATGGCGTAGCCGACAATTTCGCACGTATAAACATCTTTGATGCCAGCGAGGTACAACCATCCCTCCTGTGTGGCAACATACGTCAGGTCCGCCACCCAGACCTGATTTGGTGCTGTAGGAGCGAACGTCTGGTTCAGCAGATTTGGCGCAACTGGCAGATTGTGGTTCGGGTTCGTAGTCGCTCTGAACTTGCGTTTCTGCTTACAGCGTAGCCTTAGCTCCTTACGAAGACGTGCCAGTCGGTCACGACCAACGATGATGCCATTCTCTGCCAGCTCCGTCTGGAGCCGCCGGGTTCCATATGTTTCGCGAGTGCGGATATGTGCCACCTTAATCTCCAGTTTTAGCCGCTCATCACTTTGTTTTCTGTCTGAGGGTTCATGCTGTACCCAGTTGTAATAACCGCTCCTGGATACACCAAATACCTGACACATCGCTTCAATGGGAAATTGTTGTCGCCATTGTTCGATTAACGCGTATTTTTCAGCGACTCCTGTGCAAAATACGCTGTTGCTTTTTTTAATATATCGCGCTCAAGGCGAGCTTCATTTAACGCCTTACGCAGTTGCAGAATTTCAGATTCCAGTTCAGCCACCGTGCGGGAACCAGGAGTACCGAGCCCTTTTCTGGCGGCGGTAACCCATTGTCCTAAAGTGCCTTCAGGAAGAGATAATCGGGAAGCGCCTTCACTGATCGAAAGTTGATTTTCAAGAACCGTTCTGACAGCTTCGGCTTTGAACTCTTTAGAGTAACGTTGGGTTTTTCTGCTCATTATTAGCTCCTTCTGATGCCATTCTATTTCAGGAAGGAGTGTCCGTTAAACTCAGGCTACCTCAAATAGATGTTGCCGATATAGTGATTAGAGGAAAGAGAATTGTCAAAAACAGGCTCGCATGCACTTCAGGAGCAATGACAGAAACAACCTCACAGCAAGATAATTACGAAGGCATTTGTCTGGAGCCTGATTCATTTGCGGTAAATGTTTATCATTTATTGCATGCAACACAGGTATTACATATGTCCAGTAACCTCGTAACGAAAGCACTTGGCAGCGATATTCTGGACTTTGCATGTGAGTATTCAAAAGCTGCTGCCGAAAAAGAATTAGCGCAATAACAACAAATATGCCCTGAACGTTTATTGCGGTTTTATCACCGGGGATTGTTACAACCTTAATCCACAGGAGGCTTTATTATGACTTTAATAAAGAATATGGCATCACACAAGACCGCCTGCCTTATTGCACAATACGGTGAAAATTACATGCATATTGCCTGCTTATTTCTGCGTAAAGCATACGGGAAATAACAAATGACACATGAACCCATTAATACATATCGTCGCCGTATAGCTGTTGCGGCACTCCATCGAATAAAACGTAAAACAGGTGGTGATCTGCTTATTGTTGACCTTCTGGATGAGAACATTACGACCATAGAAATAACAGAACAGTTTATAAACCAGTTGCTGTTGCGCTTTGAAGGTATTACCCGTGGTGAATTGGGTCGAGTGGAGGGTGAAACAGAAATCCGAACTGCATACCAGAATGCTATCGGGATTAATCAACATACTGAATACCAGGCTGAAACCGGAAAGTTAATTATAGACAACCTTTTACAAGAGGTTATTGATTACGCGAAAGAAAAATATATCAGCGGAGGAATTAACTGATGGCTAATTTATCCCCTGTATCTGTTGTGCACGAAAAAGTGCAGATCGTTATGACTATTGAAAATGGCCAGGTAACAGGTGTCTGCAAAGTCCGCGATGGAGAGCTGATTGCCAGCATGGATACATTCATATGGCTGGCAGAAAGAGCGGGGTATCAGATAACAGCACCTGCTCAGGAGGAAACCAGTGACATTAACAGCAACACGAATTCCTGAGTGGGTCCACCAGCAGGCGTTGCTGGTCCTGCGGCGGTACAGATGCCGATGTATATTCCCGCATCGGATACAGCGCAACGGATATCTCAGTCTGAAGGTTAACCGTCGCTGGCGGCTGTTATCGAAAGACGACGGCCGGAACTGGGAAGTAATGAGTCATGAACGTTATTCGGGGGAAATAAAGAAATGATCGACAACCGCACCGCCAGCGCCATTGACCAGGCATTACAGAAACATGATACACCCGTCGGCCCGTTATTTTTTGTAACACGCCACGGAAGAACAAAAAAATGCCTCACCCGAAAAACGGCAATTCGTTACCTGGCATTCTTTATGACCACCCGCGCTTTTGAACGTTCAGGATTCCGACAACGCCATCCTGACAAGCGTTTTATCTTCAACGGGAATGAGATATGGAAACGTGGAGAATCAACCACAGAGTATACCCGCGCACACCAGCGAACAATCAGACGACTGCGCAGACTCATCGCCAGGAAACAGTATACAGAAAAATGGTTCAGAAAATATGACACATGGAGCGCCGGATATTACGAACTGATGGCAACAAAACCATTCTGACGTAAACGAAATTAACCATGACGCAATTAAATAAGGCAAGCCGAATACATCAGGAGGACCATGAACATTTATTTCAGAATAGTTATATCACTGGCAATTATCGCATGTATTTACGGATTAATTGTTCCGGCCCTCATATCAATGAAGGATACGGTAGCAGTGATTTCTGGCTTTGCTCTGGCGTGTCTGACCCCGCCCTGCATTTATGCCATTTATAAGGGTCTTTCTTTCCCCGGGAGGGAAAAATGAAAAAAACAATTGCGCTTGTTTTCGCGGTCAGTCTGGCTGTCTTCGGACTTGTAGGTTGCGATCGCGTTGAACCAGGTAATGTGGGTATCAAAGTCAACAAACTGGGCGACGACAAAGGTGTCGGTGAGGTGGTCGGTGTTGGTCGCTACTGGACTGGCTGGAATACTGAAGTTTACATTTTCCCGACCTTCAAACAAATGAAGACCTACGATGATCCATTCAGCTTCCAGATGAGCGACGGCACAACCATCGGTTATCACATCGGCGTGGCCTATAAGGTTGATCCATCGAAAGTTACCACGGTATTTCAGACCTACCGCAAAGGCGTGGATGACATTACCGATACAGACCTGCGCCAGAAGATCGCCGACGCACTCAATCGGCTGGCCAGCAAAATGACCACCGACAAATTTATTGACGGCGGTAAATCTGAATTACTGGATGCCGCTCTAAAAGACATCCAGGAAGAAATGACACCCATCGGTATTCAGGTAATGAGCCTCTCATATGTGGGTAAGCCAGAGTACCCACCAACCGTTATCGACAGCATTAACGCCAAAGTCACGGCAAACCAGAAAACACTGCAACGCGAGCAGGAAGTTAAACAACGCGAAGCAGAAGCCAACATGCTGCGTGCAGAAGCTGCCGGACAGGCTGATGCGATTCGCACAAAAGCCCAGGCCGAAGCCGATGCAATTCGTTTACGCGGTGAAGCTCTGCGCCAGAACCCCGGTGTTATGGAGCTGGAAGCCATCAATAAATGGAACGGCACACTGCTGCAGTACATGACCAGCGGTGCCAACACACCATTTATTCAGGTTAAGTAATACATATGCCCGGTATTACACGCCGGGCTGTCTGGAGATAAAAATGAATACTGTAACCATCAACAACAAACAGTTTCCGGTAATCGAATATCGCGGTCAGCGCGTGGTGACGCTGGCGATGATTGATGAAGTGCACCAACGCCCGGACGGAACAGCGGGACGCAATTTCCGCGAAAACAAGTCTCGTCTTATTGAAGGGGAAGACTACTTCGAATTAGGTTCCGACGAAATTCGTCGACACCTCCCTGACGGTACTTTCTCAAAATTTGCAGCAGCAGGAATTGTACTGGTCGAATCCGGTTATTTGATGTTGGTGAAATCCTTCACCGACGATCTGGCCTGGCAGGTTCAGCGCGAACTGGTTAACAGCTATTTCCGAACTCACGCGCCGCTGACGGAAATGGAGATGATCGCTGCAATGGCCGCCGATGCCGTTCGCCAGCAAAAGCGCCTGAGTCATGTTGAAAAGAAGATCGAAACGGTCACCAAAGCTGTGGAGAACATCAAACGCGGCACAATGCGCGCCGGATATGTCGGTTACCGCCAGGTGGTAGCCAAAAGTGGAATGAGTGACGCCAAGTGTCGGAATCTGGTGAACGCATATCAAATTCCTACAGACACCCACGAATTCATGACTCCGGACGGTCTGTTGTCTCGCAGGGCTATCGTCGAGCTTGAGCCATTTATGGCGGCGTTCCACCAAATGATGTCAGAGGCTGAACCACGCGGCACACGCTGGTATCACCCGAAGATGGGGCTTTTCCAGGTGATCGGATGGGAGGATAAAGCATGATCATCCAGTCAAAAA